ATCGCTTTAAGGTCCTGAGCTAATTCAACGGTGTATTCTGCTTTTAGTGCTCTTGACTTAGCTGTAACAGTTGTCTTCTCGATTGAGAAAGCCATCTCGTTAAGTGTAGTAGAGTCACCAAAACCTTCTGCTGTAGAAGTAGAAACACCATTACCTGTTGTGTAAGCGCCATCAACAGGGTTGCTACCAGCGTGTGTACCAGCACCTGAGAAGTCTGTATCGGCTTCGTTAAATAGTGCTTCGTCACCAGTCTGGCTGCTGTAGTGTGATTTCATGGCAAAGATAAGGCCTGTAGGTCCAGTCATTGGCTGAACACCACAAACATCATAAGCCATAAGGTTAGGCAATGCACGTCTAACTAGGCTGATCAAAATAGGATCGTAGTTGTCGATGCTTGAACCTGTTTGGTTTGCGTGTGTTGCTTCGAATAGAGCAGCTTTTTCTTCACGAAGAGCTTTCTCTTGGTTTTCGAGAACAACGGTGGTTACAGCACGCTTGTAGGGATCTTGAATCTCTGAGAGATCAGGATGCGCTAAAACGGGCTCCCACTTTTTTTGTAGTTCTTCTGAAAGATACATTTAAGTTTCTCCTTGTTGTATTACAGTTATTAAGTAACTTTAATTATTTATAATTTATTAAATTTTTAAAACTTAGAAGCTCTAGAAATAGCTGTTGCGTATCTAGACATCAATGAGTTTTCGTTAAGAGCGGAACCTTCTACTCTATCTTCAAGTTTGTCGTCATCTGAAGCCACTGCCTTAGGGAAGTAGTTTTCCTTAACAACGATTAGCTTTTGCTTGTACATTTCTTCGCTACCAAATGAAATGTCTTCTACTAATGTAGCAAACTTTTCAGTTTCAGTAGATGCTAGGTCTTCACAAACCTCTGCAAATACTTTCTCTTTCTTAAGTTGTTCTGCTTCACTAAATAGTTCAACGTTTTGAGCTGCTTGCTCGTCCAACTTCTCTTTCAAGCTGTCGATTTGAGCTTGCATTTCAGCTAATACATCATACTTCTCTTCAGGTACTTCAATGTAGTGCTCAGTGAACACTTGTTGCATACCTTTAATGAAGGATTCAGTAATCTCTGATCTCAATCCGCTTTCAATAGCTAGCTCGTTTTCTTTCATCCAGTTCTCAGTAACATAACTGAGGTACTTGTCGATGTTTTCTACTAGCTCTTCTTTTGTTTCTTCAAAAGCTGCATTGGCTTGCTCTACTAGGTCTGCTTCGATTGCTTCTACTTCGCTAGTAACTCTTGATGTAACAATGGCTTCGAAAATGTTCGCTGCTTTAACTTTAAACTCCTCTGTGAGGTGCTCTTCGTCTGCAAATAAAGCTTCTAAATCAGATTCAAAAAGAACTTCGTCCTCTGTCTCTTCTTCCTCAGTTAGCTCTTCTTCAGCCTCAGCTTCAACTTCGTCTTCAACAAGCTCTTCAACTTGCTCTTCTTCAGTTTCTGCTTCAACCTCAGCATTTTCGTCTTCTAAAATAACCTCTTCCTCTGACTCTTCAACTTCTTCTTGATTAACGTTACCTTTTGAAGATGCCTGTGCAACTACGTTGCGAGGATCTTCTTTATCATCGAAGTTAGGAGCCTTGCCAGCGCCTTGGCCAGCAGGTAGAGTGTTGTCCTTTGAAGCTTTAGATGATGCTGCCTTACCAACTTCAGACGTTAACCCACCTTCTTTGTTGCCAGTACCACTTAGGTCTTGCATTTCAGGGTTAGGGTTGGAACCGCCTTGTGTTGGGTTAGTAGCGTCACCTTGGCTCTTATCTAGAGGACGATTAGCTGCCCCCTCCATAAGTTCTCTAATTTTGGTTTCTACACCCATGTTATTCTCCCTTTACGGTTTTAATTAATATACAAACTTTGTAATGTATAATATTTATATTTATTTAAATTTTGGACAATTTCGTTAGAAATCTTTCAAAAACTTCTAATTTTGCTTCAGCTAACTCTCTTGATTTAGCCTTTGTAATAACAGCTTTATGTTCTGCGATATCTTTTTCTTGGAAAATACCGTCTACAAACACCCACTCTTTACCTTCCATAATGCCTCTAACATAAGCATCAGGAGCTGATGGATCTGCTACAATATCAGCTGCTGTAGCAAGCATGAAATCATCTTGTACTTCATTAATGCCATTCTTCTCTTTAAGAGATCCTAAACCTCTAGAACTAACACCTAAATTAGCACCTTCGTCAATAAGTTCTCTTACAATACGTCCCATTGGAGTATCCAAAATTTTAGCTTTACCAATAAAATTATCACCAGACTCTTTAAGACCGACAATCATGTGAGATACTCTATCAAGATTAATAGTTGGTCCGTCAGGATGGCCTAGCTCGCCGTAGGCACGTTTTTTATCAATATTTTCTTTTGTATAACGCACCACTTCTTTTTGCATAATCTCTTTAGGATACATGCGGCCATTTCTATTAGTAATATTAGACTGTAAAAAAGGACCTTCAATAAAGTAGCTCTTCTTTCCTGTCTCTTCGTTTAACTCGGTTAAAAAACTAACCTGTTCTGTTGTCTCTGTAATAAGCTTCATTATCCTAAGTCTCCGTCAGCGCCTTGGTGTTGTTGTGAACCAAAACCACCTACCTTGGCCAACTCTAGCCAAAGAACAGCATCTCCATTAGAAATATCAACGTTAATGTCTGATGTGTTTTCGGTATTCTCTACAAAACCATACCAGTCTGTAAAGCCAGTATTATGAACGTGCATAATCTCTACACCGTTACGAGTAATTGTTACTGATGCGTTTTTGTCGCAGTTCCAATGGACTCTAGTAATGTTTACTGTTGGTGATGATGCGGTTTCTGTTGACTTTTTTAAATCAACATCTAAATCGATAGTGCCACTGTCCCCGCCAGTTCCGCTGACGCGCACGACGGCCTGGACTTGTGTCAACTTTAAATTAGAACTAGCGAATGCCATCTATTTTCTCCGTTTAATTAGTTTACTTCTTTTTCTTGTGGTTGCCGTGGCTACCTTCTTCCAATACTTCTACGTCTGGATCGTTAACCTCGACAGTTTCAATGCCATGTTCAAACATGACTTTGTACCATGCAACATTACCATTTTCATCAGGTTCAGCATGTTCACCAATTACTGGTGTACCTTCTTGCCATTCTTTATGAAAGATTTTAGAAGCACACATGTGCTGATCTCCGGGTAGAGAACCTTTCTCTACGCCATCAACTGGTGCTTCGACGATGTCTTCAACTTCAACGCCTTCTCTAAATTGCTTAAATGTCTTCATCGGTTTCTCCTGTTTCGACTGATTCAGGCTCCGCTGCAGGATCAACCTCTAAAACGTGTTCTTCTCCGTCTGCCAATCCCATTGCCTGTAAATCTGGGTTTTTAAAAACAGAACTAGCTAACTCCGCTTTGTAATCGTTTACCGCTACATTAACTCTGTCCTGCATAATTGCATTAAATCTGTCCTGAACCTCACTAGCTTTACCACTAGCAATGCTGTCCATCATATCTTTAATCGCCTGTTGTTGGTCCATTTTCTTCTCCTTGTTGAGCCTCTTGCATTGGAGCTTCTATTTGAATCTCCATATTAATTTGCTCCAGCTCTTCATCTGTTAATCTTAAAATTTGTTTCTGTACATAATTTTTACTAAACAAAGTACCAATATAACCTGCTACACCGTTTAATACTTCTACTCTACTTCTAAGAATCTCTTGTTCTTTAGACTCTGTGTAGTAAGCATCTGAAGCAAACTCGTAAATAATATCGTCACGAATCTTTCTCCAGTCTTCCTCAGTAATAACATTCTTTAGTAAAAGCTGTGTCTTTAGTAAGTCATCAAAAACATAACTAAACTTTCTTCTTAACTTAGCTACAAACTTTGTAAATTTAAGTTCATCTCTATTAATCTCTGCGGCTCTACCAAAGTTAAGGCCCGCTTGTTGTTCTAATCTACTTACAGGTACATTTAAAGACTGATATAATTTCTTTTGAAAATATTCTACGTCCTCAATCTGCCCTAAGTTCTGTCCTGCTGGCAGTGTATCAATTGCAGTACCTGTACCGCCTGATCTACGTGGAAGCCAAAAGTCCTCCAACATAGACATAAATTTCTTATCATCACGGATCTCTCCTGTACTTGCATCGTAAACTAATTTGTTACGATACCGATCCATGATATCTTTTAAATACTGCTCCGCTTTGTTGGTTGGTAAATCGCCAACGTCAACATAAAAAATTCTTCTTTCTGGAGCTCTTGTAATACGATAAATTACTACCGCATTCTCCATCATTCTAAGTTGGTTGGCTGGACGGATCGCTTTGTGTAAATATGAAAGCGCATAACCTTTATCTTGGTCCACCAACCCACTTGGTGCATACGTTATAGCATCTTTCGTTATCTTCAAAGCCTGATCGTTCTGAGGAGGCTTAATTTGTCCGGGCTTATTACTAATTCCTTTGTCGTTGTAGATAAAATATTCTTCTACTGACTTTACGAAGTTAATACCTTGTTGGTTCTTTTCCTTTTTAACTTCCCGAACTTTTGTAATCTTTCTAGGGTCAATGTAACGTATGTCTTTAATACCGTCCCTAGGCTTTTCGGTATCAATAACCTTATGGAAGTACATTCTTCCATCAATATACCATCTTCTAAAGTAATCTTGAGCTCTATTTTTAAAATCTAGAAGCTCGGTTACTGTTTCAAACTCGTCAAAGATTTGTTTTTTAACACTTTGACTAAGTTGTACATTATCTAAATTCAGTTGTACTGGGTCTTCATCATCCAAGTTACTTACTGCATCATTAACAATGTCTTCAATGGCTGTATCAACATCTGCCATCATAGCAATGTCACGATACCTTTTAATGATCTCTGCCTCACTATTCGCGACGCCTTCGAGATCAAGATAAGTTCCGTAGTAACCTCCCGCTCGGATGCTTTCTACGGAACCCTCATCGGAAGGAGCCACAAAGGATTTCTCACTTTGTGGCTTCTCCACTCGGCTGATATTAAACCCAAAAATCTGCATAATTTAACCTAATTGTTATCCCAAAAACTTAAGCTACTTCGTAGTGCTGGTATTGGAATGTCACCGTAAATTCTTCAATAATGTCGTTCTGTGCGTACTGTAAAGCAATTTCTGACATCTGGATTGGAAAAGCATTTCTGATCGTATATGTACCGCCAGGTAACGTATCGTTGTTTCTATCTAAATGCTTAACAACCAAATCTGTTTGATACTCTGAAGGAGTAAGAACACCTTCGTTATCAATCTTGCCATTCATTCCTTCCATCCATGCTTCAAAAGCTTGTCTGAGAGTTTGACTTGTGTCATTGACAATAGTAATTGTCCATGGATCAAAAATTCTCTCACCAGCTAATTTAACTTCCCTACCTCTGTATTGAAGGATAGCTGGGTTTACTGTTGAAGCTGGTAGTGCGGCTCCAGTAACCATAATTGAATAGGACGGATCGACACCGCTGACATAACCAGGAAATGATAGTAACACTTCAAACTGATTAGGTCTAGCACCACCTGCGCCAAGTCGGGCCTTAAAATCTTCGATATTCATTTATATCTCCTAATGTTTACTTTATTAATTATTTATAACCCTTAAGCGCCAACTTCTTCAAAAGATACGCCAGTTCTTGTAGCAATGAAGTTAAGCTGAATAAAGTTGATTGACTTAGCTGGCTTCAAGAAGATATCAGCAACAAATTCTTGTCTGTCGATAACTTCAGGTGTGTTGTTATTTTCATTACACACTACTTTAAAGTCGTATAAACCTTTTCTAGCTTGTACATCTCTCAAGAATGGTTCTACTAGAGCGGTAAACTGTGCTCTTGTAAACGCATCGTTGAATTCGAATAGCTGGAATTTAGCTGCTGTGGCAATTGCTTTTTCAAGGACAATGAAAAGTCTTCTAACGTTAATTCTATCGAACGCTGAAGGCTTGTCTAGCATTGTTTTGTCACCGAACAATACAATACCTGAGCCTTGGAAACCTGCGATTGGGTTTACTCCTGCTTTGTAAAGCGTATCTCTATCAGTCTTTCTGGGTGAGTACGCCATTTTAACAGCATTCTTAATATGTCCTCTGTTAAAACCAGCAGGTGACCACCATGGATCGTTGGTTAAGTCTGTCTGCACACAAAGTCCTGCAACGTCACCGTTACAAGGAATCCATCTGTATACATCGTTGTATCTGTCGTACATGTACTTCCAACCACTGTCCATTACGGAGTAAGATGTGGTGGAGTATAGGTTTCTTGTTGTTACAATATCTGCTGCCTCTTGACCTGCGTTGTTAACAACGTTTGCCTTAGTAGGTGACAAGAATACCATGCAATCTTTTCTTACAGTTGCTACGTTATCTTGTACCCACTTACCTACTGTAACGCTGTGTGCAGCAGTAAGTAGTAAAGAAACATCAACTTCTTCGTCGTTACCAAATACTTCGTAACCGTTTTGAAGATCGCCGTCTGAAGGAGAATCATTTACTCCGCCAGATAAAGATACTGTTGCCTTGGTTGGATCTGTTACAGCACTCATAAGTGTAAATGCAACACCAGAAGCTTGTGAGCCCCAGTTTACATGTCCACCAATGTGGTCTGTCCACCAAAGATATTGTGATTGGAAGTTAATTACGTTCTTGTAGTAATTACTTTCCCCTGTAGATGTAATACCATCAGATGCCTTTGAAACGCCGGCAAATCTTTCTAAAATTGTACCTTGGGTACCTGTGAAAAGACCGTCTTCGTCAATGACAATAATGTGCATTTCGTCGTTTGATCCGCCAGCATTAGATACTGAAGCTGTTGTGCTTGGTGCAGCATCAAATTCTTGTTTGTATGCCCAAGACGCAAAGTCTGATGAGTCTGCCATAGATACTTTTAAGGAATTTCCTAAAGTACCTACATATTTAGCGGCCCATGTTCCATTAGCGCCCGCGCCTGCGGAATGATTGTTTAAGTAATCAACTTCGTTTGTGATAAGTACACCTGCGTCTGTACCAGCATTTAAAGCGCTTGATCCTACTACACGGATAACTTGTAAGTTATTACCGTATGCAAGGAAAGAAGCTGCTGTAAACCAGTCTTCGGCAACGTCGTTATCAGGCAAACCAAAAGTTCTTCTTAAGTTATTTTCTGAATCAATAGTTCGAATCTCGTCAGCAGGACCCCACTTAAAGTCACCTACAAAACCAGCATTTGTGGTTGCGACTGCAGGTACGACAGTTGTCAAGTCCCTTTCTGTTACGAGAACGCCTGGTGATAGCTGAAAAGCCATGTTTTTCTCCTCGATTTAATTAAAATGATACAAGTTGTTTATCATTTAATTATTTATAAAAATTAAAATTTAAGTCCTAGTTCTTTAACTTTCTT